AAAAGATGCAGTTTGTTCAGATAAGTTAGAAGCTAATGTAACAACTTTTTTACCTTTTACTTTAGCTTGAACTTGTGGAATACAACCAAAAACATCTTGATTCCATTTAAACCTTAAAGCAAGATAACAAACACCTCTTAATCTATGATTGTTTCCCCATGATGATAAAGGTGTTAAAACACTTGATGCTACTTGGTCATCTGTTCCCATAAAAGCTTGTATTTGAATATGGCTTGTAGAGTCTTTGTAAAAATTACTATCACTATTTGCTACTTCTCTTACTGTGCCATGTGTTAATGCTCCATCAAATGTGACTACTTTGTCATCAACTTTGATTTCTTCTATTGAATTTACCTCTCCCTCTGAAAGTACCAAAGCGACATATAAATAAGTGTTATCTGTTCCTGAAGTTTCTAAAAACACTCTTGTTCCACCAACTAATCTTTCTCCATAAATAACAGGAACACAAGCATTATTTGATTGTTTATTAAGTAGTATTCCTCTTTCAGTTTCTTCAAAATCATTTGTACCAAAGTCAGGTACATCAGGTTTCATTGACCTTGAAAATAACCAACCAATAGCAAATACTCCTAAAGCAACATAAGGATTAAAACCACCTTGAAATAAATTAGAAATAATAGTAGTGACAGGATTAAAAACTTCCTTTGCTTTTTTAAATACTCTACCCATTCCAAGATTCCTTTACTGTTTTTCTTACAATGTTTCTAACACCATTATCTTTATTTAATCTTAACCATTGTGTTTGTTTATTAACACCAATATATTTAGTTATATTTTTTAAAGACCATTTGTAAATGTGTTTAATATTTTTTTTTGCTAAAAAATCAAGATGAACAAATATATTCCCTGAGTTATGTTTTTGAACTATGCCTGTTTTTAAAAAATAATTTAAGTTTTCTAAATCAAGAAAAGTCCAATTTACAAAACCATAAATACCTTTTTTATCTTGAAATACTTTGTAATGATTGTATTTAAAACAATTTTTATTTTCTTCAAATATTGTTTCATTACTAAAACAATTATATCTATTAAATGATTTGTAAAAACTAACAATATCGTTAATCATTCTTTTCCCCATTTTATATCTAATACTGTTTGACTTGAAAAATCCATTCCAACATCTGTACTAAAAAATCTTTGCTGAGAAGCATTATTTGTTTTTCTGCCATTTTTTTTATCAAAATCAGCCCAATGTGAAACTACAAGTAATTTAACATTCGACTCTGTGGTTGATTCAGATATTTCAAATGTATCAATATTTCCTGAATATAATAATATTGGGTCAGCTATTATTGAATTGCTTGAACTTAACAATCCTCTATATATTTCAACAGTATCATTAACTATATTTTCATTTAAACAAGTTGATATAAATGTTTGGTCTGCACCTGATAAAAATAAATTTAAAGTTGTTTTTGTAATATCTACTTGTTCTTCAAATGAAGATGCTCCTACAAGAAAAGATGATGCTGAGTATGTTCTGCTAGTTCCTGATATTGATGATGTTAGAGGAAAACCACAATCAGTAAGATATACAGGTGTTGAAAATCCTATTTCTATAAGATGAACAGGTCTAATATCATTTGTTAATAATTCGTTTTTTAGTGCTGTCGTTAGTGTTCGTGCCATGTTCCTCGTAATATGTTCTAGTTATGCTTTCTGTACCTTTTATCATGGTAAAATTAAATTTACTATCAGGTTTTTTATACTCCTTTAAATCGTTTAAATTAGTATCTATTTCATCTTCATTAACAATAGCAGTTGCTTCAAAGTCAGCACTTATTAGATGTGTAATTTTGTATTTTTTCATTAAAGAGTTTCTTCAACATCTAACTCAAATTGGTATAATAAATTTCCATCTTTATCTGAACTAACTGCACCAAACTCTTGAATATCGTTTGTTAAATGAACAGTAAAAGGCACATTGTCATAAGTCACAACAGAGTCGTCTGCTAAAGCAGTTATAAGAGGTGGCTCTATTGTAATTGTTGCTTCATTTGACCCATCGGCTGTTGCATCTGCAACTACCATATAAACTTTATTATGTGATGCAAATTTAACAAAGTCTCCAGCTTTTAAAGTTCCTGTCATAGCATCAATATCTATTGTTGTATCTCCAACTGCGTGAACACCATTAACAAGAACAGTACCACTTACATTACCTCTAGCATCTTCTAGTTCAGGTGGGATTATCGTAAAGTTTTCTTTGCTAGACCTTTGTTTCATAATAAAAGCCATAAGTTCTCCATAAACATCTGACCTTTTCGCTGTAATAATACTAGCAGTAAAACTAAATTTTTGATTATCTATTTGTCTTGTTAATTTTTTTCCTGATAAAGATTTTGAAATAATTGTATTTTGATTAGACTTGATACCAAGTGTTTGAAATTTAGATGTTGATATTGGAAATGCACCACTCATTATACTAACTCACTTCTTCCTTTTTCTGATAAAGCATTGTTTATTATTGCTGTTATAGTACCTCTGTTTTGTTGTAAAGCATCATTGAACCCTCTTGAATCGATTGTGTTAATTGTAAAGTTCACATTTACTGCTCCACCACCTGTACCTCTAGCTGATTGTGTTATTTGACCTGATGAATTTGGAACAAATACTTCTGCACCTCTTTCCCCAACTACAACAGGCTGACCTTTTGATACTGCTCCACCATTAGCCATAAATGGTAAAAAGCTTGATGCAAATGACATAATAGAATTTTTTGTTTGTATTTTTTGCTGGTCTTTTAATGCTTTATTTTGTGCTTTGATAGTTTGTAATTTTGTTAAGTGTATTCCAGCATCAATACTATTTAATATACCTATTTCTCTATTTGTATTTTTTTCTTTTTCTTTTTCTTTAAATATTTTACCAGCTAATAAAAATCTAACAGCTTCTTGAAGTATAATTTGAATTGTAAATGCTAATAAATCAACCATAATTTTTTGTGCTAATTGTTTCATAGACATATTTAAGTCTTTACCCATAACAACAGCTTCAGCTAAACTTCTTGAAAATGCTTTGATACCACTATGCGCCATTTTTCCTAAAGTATTATTTATATTTTCAAAGTCTTTTTTAAATGCTTCTAAAACATTGTCTTTAATTTTGGCTAAACTTAATCCAAATTCTTCTGCTGATTTATCTGCACTATCAAGTGCGTTCATCATTTCGTTAAATTGTTTTTTAGAAATTTCAGCATTTTGTTCTAAACTTTTTAAAAACTTTCTAATAGTAGCTTCTGCTTTTCCAAAATTTTCTGATGTTTCTTTAGACTCTTGATTTATTTCTTTTAAAGGTTTTTTTAATCTTTCTCCAGCTTTTCTAAATTCTTCAACTGTTTTTAAATTAGCTTTTAATGTATCTTCTGATATTAATTTTAAAAACCTTAATCCTTTTGCCATGCCCTCAATCATAGTACCCATAGCATTACTTAAATCTCCAAGAGCAGACCTTATAATGTCTATTGTGGACATTATTGCAACTACAAGCAATTTACCTTTTCCACCTAACATAAGGAAACCAATAATACCAAATTCTCTAATGCCTGATGGTAAAGCTTTAACTGATTCTATAATTCCACCAATAGCAACACCAATCATTGCAAATACAGGTCTTAAAGTGTCCATTAAAACTGCTCCACCTATAAGAACAGATTTAGTAAAATTAATCATAAAGTCAGATGTTTGTATTGCTAACTTCTTTAACAAATCTCCATTGTTATCTATAATTTTATTAATATCTACTAAACCTTGTTTTACAAAATCAAAAAAACCAGCTTCATTAGTCTCTCGTCTAAATTTAAAAAGTTTATCTCCTAACATTGATAAAGTACCTGTAAGTGTAGTTGATAAAACTTCTGTCGCTTTTGAAAATCTACCATCTTCTCCAAATGCTTTTTCAAATGCTTCTATTGTATCTTCTACTGATACAGTTGCTCCAGCTTTAAAACCTAATAATGCTCTTACACCTCTTTCTCTAAAAATGTCTGCTGAAGCTATACCACCAGCAAATGACCTTTGTATTTGTTCTGCTGTTGTTCTAAAATCTAATCCTGTGACCGATGCAACATTACCTGTAATTTTTAATATTTTTTGTAAATCATCTGCATCTTTTGATACAACAGCTAGGTTTCCTGATGCACCAGCTATTTCTTCTAATGAAAAAGGAACTTTAGATGCAAAGTCTGTTAATCCTTTAAAAGCTTTTGAACCCTCTTGAACATTACCAAATAAAAAATTAAATCTAATACCTAGTTCTTCAACTTCTCTACCTACATTAATAAATGACCTTACAACAAGACCACCACCAATACTAAGTAGTGCAGTTTGAATAGAAAATATTGAACTTCTTAAATTTGTTAAACCAGCCCTGATGCCATTAAAAGCTTGTTTGGTTTTGTCTTTTGCTAATATATTTAATACTAAATTTTGTGCCATTTATCTGTGCCTTGCTTTATTCATAGCTTCTTCGTGTTCTTCGTTTTCTAATAAAAGATAGCCTATCCAATGGTTATACTCCCATTCTTCCATTTGTAAAACTTCTCTTAAAGGTATTTTTAATCTATCAGCTACAATAAAACAATTCTTAAATTCAGGCTCAGATTTTAGTTTTTTTTTACCTGTTCAGGATTGATAGCTTGTACCATAGCAGTTGCTATCCTAGAGAGTACATCAGAATCAACTTTGTGCATCAAACCAAGTTTATCTTCTAATGTAAATAATTTATTACCATCTTTATCTAGTGATTTCATAACTAGAATATCAGCAAGAATACTGACATCATTAAGATTATCAGATTTTCTAAATAGTTTATTTTTTTCAGATAAAGTAATTGGACTCCAATATATTACACTTGGATTACCAGCTTCATCTTTCCATTCTTCAACTTCTATATATTGAACACCAAGAGACTCAAAATGAGATTTTGCTCTATCAATAAATTTCATAAATTAGGATTATACAGTTCCTATTGTTAATGCACCAGTTCCTTGAAAAGTCACAGTTCTTGAAATGATTGCGTCCATAGAGTTATTAACTGACATACCTGTCACAATTCCTGTTCCAGTAAAACTTCTGTCGCCACTTGAATTACCCTCTGGTAATAAAATAAAAGCGATTGAAGACCCAGCAGTTAAACTTGTTTGTGGACTATCTGTTTCATCAAAGTGCATTTCTAAAGTACCAGAGAATGAAGTTCTACCAGCAACAAAAGATTTAGTTGCATCTGTTAAAGCTGTGTCCTCTACTACATCTCCAGTTGTTTCTAGTGTAA